TAGGTAGCTTCTTCATCAGCTAATAAATCAGTTGCTTCTCCAGCTACTACAGAAAATCCTTGTGATGTTCCGTTTGCATTGTCTACAAGGGAGGTAAAATCAAAAGATAGACCACCAGTATTTGAGTTAGCGAATGAAGGAAAGTTTGTTTCACCTGCATTAGTATTTGTTATGTCTGTAAAGTTTTCTGAGGGATTGTCTTCATTAAAAGCTGCAACAACAGTTGTTCCTTGAGGTCGTGTAGTTGTTAAAGTAATTTTTACAACAGATTCACTAAAATTACCACTAGTATCTCTTGTTTTTGCTAAGTAGGTGAAAGTTCCAAAAGTGTCAATAGGAACTGACTTTCTGTTAACTCCTGCTGCAACAGTTACAAAAGGAGTTCCAGCTAAAAAATTACTTTCAGTTGCATTTAACTCGCCAGGTACACGAGTAATAATTACCTCTTTTAAGTCGAGATCCACTAACTCGTTAGTTTCTGTGTTACGAGTATATTCCCAAAATAGTGTTACCTGATCAGACTGTTGTCCTCCTGTTAGGTTAAATATATTAGCTGGTTTTGCAGTTTTACCGATAATTGTTTTTGAGATTGTTTTTGTAGTGCCTCTAATATTTTTATTCAAAGGAGTCACTCTAAAAGTGATCGAGTTAGACTCACTTGTTATTCCTCTGTTAATGCCTGTAACAGTAAATCTTATTTTTCCGTCTGAATCTACTCCGAGAGCTGGAACTTTAACTGTATTAAAACTAGTTAAGTCTGCGCCACCATCATCAGCCCCTACATCTGCAACATTGTCTAACTTGTACGAAATTTCATAATCAGTTACTTCTTGGTCTGTTATATGATCAAAACTAAGAGTAACTCTTACTGACACTCCAGAATTTTGTTCTCTGTACAAAGACTCAGTTACTAAATCATTAGTAATTTTTTGAATTGGTAGAGTTTCAACTACTACACTTTTTTCAGAAAAGTTTGAGAATCTACCTAGAGGATTTCTGTTTCTAGCTCTAAGAGAGGTTATCCCAAGAGGTAGATCTTTTATAATTCTATCTTGAGGTAACGTTATTTTGTCAAACTCATTATTGATAGTCATAGTATAGAGTTTATTGTTAGTTAAATTAAATGATCCTGGAAATCTTGTGGTATCATAATCAAAAGTAAAAGTAGAACCTGAAACATTGTTAATAACACCAACAGGATTTTTTGATATATTAGTGAAAATTTTACTAGCAAGATTAGTTTTAGGCTTAGTTGCAAGATATATTCTAAAAATAGAATTTGCTGTCGCACTAGCATTATACTCTGCTGAATCGGTGTCATACGACGTATTAATTACACTAAAAGTATTATTAAAACTAACTTGTACATTATCGCCCACTTCAATTGTTGGAACTGTATAGTGGTCTATCTCTACTCTGTAGATGTTTTCATTGTGAGCTGTGTATTGTATGTTTGCAGATTCAAGAGACTCGTTCTTGTTATAAATAAATTGTCCAGCTGTTTTTTCTATTCCGTCTGAAAAAAATCTTATAAAATTAGCACTATCTGATTTGACTGGTAAATTAATAGTATTTAAACCCTCACTCAAGCTACCTGAATCTATAAAGGTTTTTTCTGTTCCTGACACATAAAAACTTAAGTTTGCATAAAATCTTGCGTCTAACAACTGGTCCAATTTTACAAAAAAAGGAGCAGAAGGCATTCTGTCAAATATTGTTTGTGAACCTGTTGTAAAGTTATCAATCTTAAGGGTATTAGTGCTAGTATCGAATGCAAGGGCGTTAGCACTAATTTCTGTTTCCACACCACCAAATGCAACAAAGTTTCTTTTACTGTTTTGAGAAGATTTTTGGTTTACTGGAAATCTGATACCATCAAAACCTTTTAACCCAGCAAAACTCGCATCGTTAACAGAAAGAATGTGCTTATTAAAGTTTTCATCAAAAGCATCATTTAATCCTCTGATAGTAAACTGAACATTACCGGACGAACCATCATCAGTATCTACAACAGTGACATCGGTACACAACATTCTAAGCTCACCAGCAAATCCAGAAAATCCATTTTTTCCAGTGATCGAAACAGGAGAGGCTCCATCTATGGTAACTGAATTATTTTCGCTTGTAAAAGTAAGAGGGTTTTGAGCAGTGACATTATTTAAAAGAGTAGATCCTTCTGGTTGAGCAATGAAAAATTCAGTCTTAAACAATTGATTGAAATCTTCACGCTCAGTGTTAATCTCAACCACACCATCTGTTCTTATGCTGCCATCATAAGTTCTTACAGCACGAGTTGAAAAGTTAAATTCAGGTGTGGGCGGAGTAGAAAGGGTAGATATGATATCAGTATAAGGGGTAGGTGTATAGTCAATAAAAGTATCTGAATCTACGTAAATATTAGAAATATACTCAATAGCACCGATTGTAATTTCTTCTTTCTCTGGATCACGAGAAATATCAGTTAATTTAAAAAGCTTACCTGACTTATTAGTGTAAAAGTCTCCAGGATTCTGCCACTCACCAAGTGACCATAAATCCCCTTTCTTTGGAACATTATTTGATGTAAAAGTTGTGTATGAATCAATGGCTTTTGTAATTGGATTAAATCTGCCTACCACTGAAACATTAGCAAGATCAAATCCTGTGGATACATTATCTGTAGATGTAAGAGTAAATGCTGCATTATCAATAACATAGAGATCAATTCTATCACTGTCTAAAGAAATAATACGAAGCGCTAACGGATCAGAATTGGCGGTAAAAGTTGATGATGCTAAAGTTGGTTCAGTAAAATGCTCTAATAGTATATTAGCTGAATTAGAATCTGTTGAGGCATTAGCATGTATTTTACCGCCGTATCCAAAATTAATACCAGTCATATTCTGAGAAACTGATACTAAATCACCTGGAGAAAGTGAAAGTGAGTCAGTAGAGGTCACAAAATTTATAGTTCTTCTTTGATATCTTGAGGCGGCAATTTGATATTGAGCAAACCTTAATGCTTGACTACGCCGAGTTACTGAGGGTAAATCTATAGTTGCAATGTTTTCTATTGTATTACGGTCATTTCCATCATTAGCATCTACAGTATCAATCCTTACTGTCTCTCGTTTATAATGATTAGTTGGCTCTAAGTAGCTTACATCAGCTCCAGTGATAATCTCACTCTCTTTTGTTCCGCTAATTTGAAAAGAGCCAGTTTGAATATTAGTTTCATTAAAAATCATCATGGGAAATTCATCTGGCATATCTACAGCCAACGAAAGTTTACCTAGAGTATAAACAAGCGCACCCCTAAATGAAGCACAAATTGTATTTAATATATCCATTGATTGTTCTTGGTCTGATATCGTAATGTCGCACATAAACCTACGCTCTTTTACAACAGTGCCAGCCGGAACTCCAATTAAAGTTTCACGAACTGATGTAAACTTACCTAAAGGTTTGTGTCTGAAAGAACCATCTGCTTGACCGTTAACACCTTGAAACTCTCCTGTTGTTACATCACAGGCATCACAGTATTGTGCTATTTGAAAAAATTTAAATTTATCAACATTTTCTTCAGGGACACCCAAACCATATGTTTTATTAGTTAAGATATCATAGATAATCCATACAGGATTCTGAGTCCATGAATAGACAAAAGTCCCATCCCAAGTTCCAACGTACAGTTGCGGATTTGCGTCAGTTAAAATAGTGCCTGTACCAGATTTTTGAAGTCTATAACCATTAGTTGTATAACCATTTGAACCAGTTTCTTCTAACTCAAGCTCACGCCAATCTATCTCACCATTAGCCAAAATTGGTTGATTATAGTTTGATGGAACTTTGACTAAAAGACCTTTTACCATTGAAGTAAAATTTGGAATACCACCTTTATGTTCATTTGTAGCTTTCAGTGCATAACCAATATGCGCTGTACGAGGATAAGATTGTGGAGAATTTTCAATCTCAAACCATCCAAATGATTGAATGTTTTCGTTAATTAAAGAAGATTCGGTATCATCAGAAGTTTTTTCAATTGTAAATTTATAACCATCTGTTGATTTAAATTGTTCAGGTATATTCACGCGAACAGTAAATTTAAAAGGAACATTAGTTTTACCGTCTACAGTTTTACTTATAGAAGCAATTTCTGTTGTTCCAATTCGATCAAAAACGGTAATTTTGATAGATACTTGATGACCATGAATATTTCCATCATCATCAGTTCTTGTTAATCCTTGTAAGACGAAACCAAACTTAATAGAGTCCCAATCATTAGCACTAGTATCTTGTAGTGTTACTTTTGCTGCTGGTATGCCGTCTACGTTGCCTTTTTTTAACGATACAGGAGATTTAAAATTTTGGGGAGCTGTTATTGTTTCTCCAAATACTCTTAATGGAGACTGAGTAGTTGTGCCTGTATTTGTTAATGTTTTAAATTGCTCAGTATCTTCGCTTCCATCACCATCTAAGATGATTAGATCATCAATAGCTCCGTCTTGAATCTCAATATCTTGTGGGCCATTAGGGTTAATGCGATATACGGGACCTTCACCTAGCCCGATAGTAACAAATAAAATATCAGTAGAAAAAAGTGAGTTAGGATCTTCTGAGATACCTCCTCCACCGCCGCCTTTACCACCGCCTCCAGCACCAGTAATACGTGGAACTAATTGACCATTGTAATTTACATATGTTTTAGATAAACTAGTCAAACTTGTCTCCTACATTAATAATGTCTGACTTACCATGAATTTCTGCATCAAGATAACCACTTAACATTTGTCCCCCGACTCTCATCTGTCCATAAACTAAAGGAATCGGAGTGCCTGAGGTGGTTGAATTCGTTAAAGATCCAAACATATTATTATCACGAGTTGAGGTATCACGCTCTGTAGCTTTAGGTTTTGGAGCAAATAATCTAGAAAGAATACTCATTGCTATGTTGCCTACAAGACGCATAGCCATACCACTCATCCCACTGAATATACCTCCTGATCCAGCTGCAAATCCTTTTGATGCAGCTGCTGCGTTAGCGGCAGGTCCCATTCCTGTTGCAAAGCCACTAGCACCTGCTCCTGCAGTACCTGCTCCTGCAGCGACTGGCGCACCTGCACCTGCTGTAACCACTACAAAAGCCATCGCTGCAGCCATTACTAATAGTCCTCCTCGCTTTCCACCACCTCCTACAATAGCAGGGACAAGATGAACGACCTCACCATCTTTTACACGTTTGATGAAAATAGCTTCATTATCAATAATATTTAAATCATCGTCTAGTAAGCAAAAAGATTCGTCCGACTCTTGAGTTTCAATTTGAAGCATATATTCTCTAAATTTAGGATGCATTGATGATAAGTAAGGAAAAAAATCAGCATACGTTTCTGCATCAACTTGATACTCAAGCTTATCAAAACGGTTAGAAAAAGCAGAATGTATCTTAAGGGTTGCTAACAAGGTGTTCTTCCTTAAACTCATCAAATTTTAATGCGTTAATTTCATTATCTAACCAGTATATGTAAAATTTATTGTTAAATCCAACTAAAAATTTATACTGTTGAAAAGCAGCGCTTGTTTTATCTTCACTACTCGGAATAGGTTGTTCTGCACCAGGATGTGAGTGGAATATTCCCCAAATATCGCCATCGTGTTTTACTAAATCTGCGGGGTCTAAGAAAAATGTGATTTTAGGACTTTGGCTAATATTTTTACAAGGAACGTATTTATGATCATTTGTTATAATACCAACTGCTTCTCTAGGATAGTCTTTCATAGCATGAGTATTCATTGCCTCAATTAATTTTGTAAATCTTTCCATCTATAAATCCCTGTTGTGTATTCTTTAAAAGGTCCTCGGTAAGGCCATATACCACTTGTTCGACTTAGCATTGTTTGTAATATTTTTCCATCACCAACGAATAAAGCACAATGATTTGTTACATTTGTGGAACCCATACTCATTAAAATAACATCAAATGCTTTAGGCTCACTTACTTTAATCCAACTAAAATCTTTTCTATTTAATCGAGCAGCGTCCTCCATAAACTGATCATGAGTTTTTTGATACCAGTCTTCATCAACAATATTACAAAAATCTGCTGTAGAAAGAGGTATGTTAATGTTAAGCTCTTTTTTAAATGCTAATCGACACAAGTTGAAACAATCTATACCACTTTCTGGGTCAGTGCCTAAGTGTTTATATGGAAAATTAATGTATGAGTCATACCATTTTTTCATGTCGATATAAGGAATGTATCTGCTTTACCCAATAGTCTGATAAAGTTTCAACATGTGAGACTCCCCCCTCCTCAATGTGAAGCATTCGTGTAGGTGCTAAAAATAAACCAAAATGAATAATTAAATTTGATTTAGTTGATTTAAATGCCATTACATCATAGTTTTGTGCATCTGTCAATTTAACTTTTATAGAGCATGATGATGCCCATTGATCTACACTTTCAGTAGAAAAATGCTTCATCCACTCTTTTGATTTTGGGTAAGTCGGTAAAGGAAAATTAACATTTAGTTCTTGTTTATAAAACAGTCTAATCAACTCAATACAATCAATCACACCATAATCATGACGTAATCCTAAATATTCTTGTACCACTCTGCTAACTCTGGAAATGTTGATTCAAATGACTCATTTCTATATAAGTCACTTCTAGTGTTAATTTCTTTAAACTTTTTTTGAAGATGAGAATCATCTCTATGGTTCATGTGCTTAAGAGAGCTTAAAATAGATTTTGTTTCGTGTTCACTTAAATTAGGAATCCTATAAAGCTGTTCTCGATAATTTTGTAAAATTTGCTTTTTTTTATCTTTTGATAGTATTGTTGTTGAAAAGTATTCAGGGTTTACTAAATTAGTTATACTAAAAGATTTTTTTGTGCTTTTAATCCATTTTATAAGCTCTAAATTACTAGTAATTGAGTACACACTGCTAACTAGAGAATATGTTTTTATATATTTAGAATATTTACTAGCATTTTTTTTAAAAAGAGATATATCTAGACCTTTTCTACCATACTCTGCTCTTTCATCAAATCCCTCTATACTAGGCCACAAATCAATATTTTGAAATGATGACCATAGTTTTTCAATATCATATCCCTTAAAACCACCATTGTAAGATAAGTTTGTGTTATAAGATAAGTTAATATTTTTACTACAACCATTCTTCACTAAAAATTGTAACATTTGGTAATGTCCTTCTTGTACGAAAGGTTCACCACCTGCAAAATATAGTTCTCTAATATAATTTTTAATTTTGTCTATGTCATCCCAAAAACTTTTATTATCAGTCCAAAAATCATAATGATTAGAAATACTTTTAGAAATAATACCATGATGCTTTTCTTCTTTAGCCCAAGAAGAAGATGCGTAAGATCCACACATTCTACAAGAAAAATTACATAAGTTGCCAAATCTAAAATCTAAATATATGGGAGGTGTTGTTACAGTTCCGTCGTCAAGAGTTTTGTCGTAAAGTTTAGAGTAGCTTTTAAATTTTTGATTCATTCTTTGGCGATGACTTTCAATTCCCTCACTTTCCCAAGCATAACATACCTCACATGCTTTTGGTTGTTCACCATTGAGCATTTCAAGTCTTGCAGACCTAATTTCTTTAGAATTAAAAGCTGTTAAGGGAGATAAGCCTTTGCCAAATAAATTACCATCAGTATTTAAGGTAAAGCAGCACAATCCGTATTGACCTGAAAGATCTCCATACTGATGAATCCAGGGTAAAATACATTTAGTGTTTTTATTCGCGGGGAACTGTTCGTCCTGTTGCAGGGAAGCCTCCAAAGTGTTGTTGATTATTTCGAAGAGTACAAGCTTGGAGAGATTTACCACAAACATCTCCACCCGCATCAGCAGCTATTTGATTGTTTGCAGCGATTGGATTCGCATTTGACGTAAGTGAAGTTCCAGGAATTGCTAAACCTCCCGGTCCAGGATACTGACACTCAGCACCTTTATAAGTCCATTGACATGTATTTTTATAATATTTACGTTTTGGGGTAACAATTCTAAAATATTGAAGCCAAGACACCAAACCAAAAGATGCAACAGAGTCATTCAATGATTCTAACTGATCTATCTTAAATTTGTCTTCAATATATGATTCTGTATCTGCTTGTTGGTTTACTATGTAAATAGGAGTGTCAACTGTTGCGCCAGGATCAAGCTCGTTAGAGAGAAATAAAAATCTATTTTCTTCTATTGATTGAATAGTAGCTTCTGTTGTAGTGCCTTTTGCAACAACATTATCACCAACTCTGTAAGGCATTGAATTATACACTTCAACCACATTTGCTGAAATATATTGAGCAGTAGAATATTCAGGCCAAAAATCTAAAAAGTTAGCAAAAGTTGTTTTAATTTCAACTACTCCTCCTAAAAGATCGCGTGTATCCATTTTTTGCTCTTGCCAAGTGCCACCTACAGCTAAAGTTTGTTCATAAGTGAAAGAGGCATTAGTTCTGCCATAAATTCCTACAAACGATTCGTCAAAATTTAAGCCATCTTCATTTGTAGTAGTTCCAGGCACTGTGCGAGGGTCAATTCCGTGGACCAATTCATTGTTTACGATAGCCTGAACAGAGTTTGAAGTATTATTTCCTGTCAAAAACGGATCTTCAACAAGAGCTGAAATGATGTTATCAAAATTAAACACAGTTAAAGTTAGTTCGTTAATTTTACCATCACTTGATTGAGAGATTGCACTTGAGTTAAGAGGAAATGGAAGATAAGTATCTGTATCATAAACTACATTGTATTGAAGATCTGAAACCAAATCACCAATAATCTCAGCGAATCTTAAAGGAAAATCATTTGGATAAGCTCTGCCTGCCCCTTGTCCTGTGGGATTACCATTTTCGTTAGGAGGATACCATTCGCCTGGATAATATACAGTATAAAGACGAACTACTGGGTTTTGTGTAAAAGCGTTCTTTTCAGCTATAAAAGCACTAGGTGAGATAGAAGATACAGTAGCAATGGCAGTAGTCACATTACCACTCATTGTATTAGACTGAAAGGGAATTGATGAAGAGTTTAGCCTACCATTAGCACTTCCAACGATCGTTATTGTGTTAGAGTGAACAACTTCTGTAGAAGAAAACTCTTGCAATACATTGTTAAGTTTTACTTTTAGTTGGTTTGAAGTGGTATCAACATTTGCAATGTAACCAACTGTTGAAGTTGTGTTGCCTACTAAAGCATTAGTAGACTGAAATCCTGCAGCATTGTCAACAGTTAAAATTACGTCATAATTACGAGCAGTCATTAGTCAAAAGTCTCTTTGAGATTAAACGATACGGTGAAAAAATTTTCTGTCAATTGAGATCCTGTAGATAAAACTTGTTGCACTTTTAGTGTTCCATCAAATCTAGTAGTAATTGTACCAGATTCATTAATATGTGACAAGTCAAAACTAAAAGCTTCAAATTCTCCACTTCTAGCGTTGTAGAAGTTTTCTATCGCTGTTTTTTCTACTCCAGTTACGTTTGTATATTGTAAACTGTATGAGCGTTTTGAGCGTCGAGACTTTAAACGGCGTTTTTCATATCCAGCTTGAGAGCTAAAAGTAACTGTATCAAAAGCTCTCTCTGAGGAAAATCCTCTATCTGGTTTGCGATCTACCATTGAAGTAAATCTATCAAGAGTTTGAACTTGAGAGTCAAATATTCTAATAGATAATTGATCATTAGGATCTAAAGTGCCAAGAGGAGCTCCTGATTCTACTGTTATTGCATTAGAGTTCGTTATGGGAGCTATCGTATCTGTGCGATATCTAGCTCCATGCACCATACGAGCAAATGAAATATCGCCTTTAAAATGTTCACCCACTGTAGTGGTGTTAGAATTAGCACCTATTGTAACATTTCCACCAGTAGCCGTGGCAGCTTCATAAAATGTATGAGCTACTTTTACATTATTAACATATAATCTTAAATTACTAGTTGAAGAATCATAGGACACTGCTACATGATAGTTTGAACCTCCATTAGCATTGCCACCATAAAGTTCAGTAACCCCACCTGCACGATTTATCACAAAACCTACATTCGAGTTAGCACCTACCAAACGAAGATTGTAGTTATTGTCACCATTTACATGACGAGCAAATAGAGTTTGATTAGAGGCAAGTGAAGTACCAATATCAGGACGTGCCCAGGTGTCAAGCGTAAATGATCGATCATTCACATTAAAATCATCATTTCCAGGTATCTGTAAATAATCATCTGTTCCATCTAAAGAGACAAACTTATCTTCACCATAGGTTTGAAAAGCAGCTGTGCCACCGACAAAAGTAACTGTGTGATTAGAATCTGATTCGTCAGTTAGTGTATCGAAAAAATTTGTAAGCAGTTTAGTAGCTGAATTATCTGCAATATCAATGCCTTCAACTCCAAGTGTTGCAGAGGGATAAGTATAAGCATCTGATGCTTGTGCTAGTCCAGATAAAAACACCATAATTTCACCAGTTGAAGTAACATTAGATTCAGCTGGAAGTGCAAACGAAGTTTGAACAGCATTAATTGCATAAGAATTACCATTAATAATAGTTGGGGTAGTGTTAGAATACTCTGCAACAGTGGTAACAGTTTCTTGACGAGTAATTTGAAAACGTGCTGGAATAGACAAAGTTTTTAGAGTGAGGTTTGCTGCATTAGGAGCTGTTGTAAAGGTTACTGTAGCACCACCATTTGATGTTGAGTAGTTTGTAGTAGATTGCACAACGCCATCAACTATTGCTAACACTTCTCCTCTAAATCCAACTGTGCCATTTAAATTAAATACTGTTTCTGTGCCTGTTGAAGAGTAGGTAATTTCTGAGGCAACACCAAATCCAGTAACAGGAGCTGTTGCATCATTAGGATAAGTAGCCATTAAGTAGACCCTCCTCGTAATGATTTACGAATTGGCCCATTGTTACGTAGATCACGTGTAACAATATCAATGACCATCTTTTCTCCATCAAATTTTGGTTGTGATGCTTGTGCATCTTGAGGAGTTCCTTCATTTTTAATGTTTACCACCACGTTACCATTTGATTTACCAGTTGCATTCATCATTGCCATGTTGTTAGCGCCCATTGCATTAACAGCTGAACGTTTCATTACAAACTCACCAGGCTGTAGGAGGGCTGGAACACGGTCTTGGGAAATTACATTGCCACCTCCAGCATAACGTTTTACTAAACCACCAGATGCTAAAAACATGCCAGCGCTACCAAAATCAGAACCTGGTATGAAAGGTATACCTTGTTGCATGGCTAAGGCAGTTGAGTGAGTTGCAGCACCGGTAGCAAGCATTGCGTTAGAAGGTCCACCAAACAGTTGACCAAAGTTCAATCCGCCTTGACCAAGCATTCCAGAGAACATGCTAAAGATACCGCCTCCGCCTGAACCAGAGCCACCTCCAAACATGCCACCAAGAGAACTGAAAATAGATCCAAAAAAGTCTTTCACGCCAGTACCCGCTGTTTGAAAACCTTCAAGGATAGAGTCAAAGAATCCTTTTTGCTCTGTTGCTACTTCTCCACTCTTTTGTTTAGCCTCGTCTAAGCCACTTAAAAGTTTACCTACTCCAGATGAAGGATCATCAATACCACCTGAAGCCAAGCTCACTAAAAGAGCATCTCCAGCAGCAGTTGTTACAATAGAAGCATTATCAGCACCTTTTTTGCCGATACCAAAGAAGCTACCAACTGATTCAGAAATAAAGTTTTGAACTGGTTCGATCAGCGTCTGTTTTAAAATAGTTTTTCTAACATTCTCAAATGTCTCAAACAGCACATCTCTCAACCCTTCACCCACTTTTTTGCCTTCAGCAATGTTATCAAAGATTGTTTCAAGAGCTTTTCCAACTCCATCATTTAAAGCACCAACAAGATCATTTACTAAACGAAGAGTAGCTGCACGTTCACGCTCAATTGATTTTAGTTTTTCAGCTGTCGCAGAGACAACAGCGTCTTTTTCTATGTCAATTGCGTTAAGAGTTGTTTGAAGTTTTTCTTCTTCAAGTTTTATCTGCTGATTAATTGTTGAGATTTGAGAATTGTTAAGAGTGATTGTATCTTCAAGTTCTTGAACAGCCGCTGCAGACTTTAGGATTTCAAGTCTATTTTCAATTACTTGACGCTTTGCAGTCAATTCAAGAAGAGTTTCATTGCGACTAATCTGTTCATCAAGAACAGCAAGTGCTTGAGACTGTTTATCGCCAGCTATACCTCTCTGTTCTGAGATTAAGTCTCCTTGAAGAGTTTCAATTGCTGTTTGCAGATCTTCTAATAATTTAAAATCCGATGATAGATTACCAAGAGCTTGTCCTACCATAGACTGAGCATCTTCTTGAGAGAATCCTCTTCCAATTAAGAATGCTTCAACACTTTTAGCAAAGTTTTCTACACCATCTCTAAATCCATTAATAGTTTTTTCTTGAATTCTGAGGGTTTCCAAATTTTCAGCAGCCAGTTTGTTTTGACGTGTAAATTCTGCCTCACGAGCATCAATCTGACGAGCCTCGATTTGTTGTTGAGTTTGAATGATTGCACGTTGTTTTTCAAGATTAGCAGAGTCATTTTGTAATTTTACAAGTTCAGCTGCTTGCTCCTTTTGTCTAATTTGTGCTTGTTGAGCTTGGATATCAAGCTGTGCAGCTATTCTACGCCTATTATTTTCATTTTCATCTTGTAACAATTTACGTTGGTTCATAAGAGCTATAGTGGCATTTGCAGCTTCAAACTTTGCAATCCGCTCACGCTCTTTAAGTGCTGCAAGTTGGTTTTCTTTTTCAAGCTGTATCAACTGTTCACGAGCTTGTCTTGCCTGTTCGTCAGAACGTAGATTTGGAAATCC